TAAAAATCAATAACTCTCTCTAAAGCATGGATGTCTTGAACGATATCGTCCCAATCTTGTTGATTACGTACTGTCCAGCCTTTCATATCTCTTTTCTTGTTCATCTCATCTCTAGTTTCTTTACAAAGTTGTAGGCTATACTTTAGCCTTCTTAAAGTCAGTTCATCCGTTGAGATTGTTTCTGTTCGATACAAAGGTGTTTCCTTTTCAATTTCTTCAGGTTGATCCTTTAATAACTCTACAATCCTTTCTGCTGCTTCTAGGTAAAGATTACCTTCAGGTTTGTCTTCGTCTTCTGGATATACCTTTTCCCAGTTTCTTAGACGTTCAATCAGTCTTTTGTCATAACTATTCATAATCTTTCTCCTAAGTTTTTGGTACTCCCTGCCGGACTCGAACCGGCACTTCCAAAGGAAAACGGATTTTAAGTCCGCAGCGTCTACCATTTCCGCCAAGGGAGCATAAGCATTAGACTACATACATAAGTCATCATATAAAAGAGTATACTGCCTATGCTTACTGGTGTCAAGCTTAAATACTGTCCAAAATATCTTTTTTAACATTTTTTACTCCTATGATAAGAAAGGGGCAGAGAGTATATATCCCCCCGCCCCAAAAAGACCTTTAGATTATATATGATGATAATCTATTTGTCAAGTATAAAGTTGTTCCTCTAAATCTTTTATTGATCTACCCAGATAATCTCGTTTCAATTTCATTTGTCTTACCAAAGTATCTCTCCCTTGCTTAATTAATTTTCTTTCATAATGTTCAAGTTCACGATAATCTTTTTTCAAACGGTCGATCTGAGAAACGAGCATATAATGCATTCCTTCGTTAGTTAATATGTCATAACAAATCAGTCAGGTGGCATCAAATTTGGGTAAACCTCCTTGACTAGTGCAGCTGAAATACCTTTAAATGGTTTCTTGTCTTTCATCTGCAATACAACTTTAGCATCCTCTGGATGGACACCTTCTAAAAGATTAATAAAAATAGTTTCTCTCTTGAGAGGTTTCATATTCCGTGCTTTTTGACCTACGAAATATTGCATGTCTCTACACTTCCTCAAGAGACTTGTAGGAGCATTGTGCGGCTCTGCTGGAGTGTATGGTGGCACACCTTCAGGCAACATAAGTTTTACATTAGGATTATAACAACCTTGGAGAATAGTCTTCAATCCAAAGGAGTCATGTTTTTTGAGAAGAGCAATCTTGTCTGCTTTTTTCTTAGCAGCACCTACTTTCTCTAATACTTCAAAAATTTCTAGTTTAATTTCATTCGCCATCATTGTCTCTTTTCAAATGTTTCGCATTAATCCGACACTGGATATATTCATTAAAGTAATCATCCTTTAGAAGTACATCATATTCAAATTGATATTTGGCTTCATAGTAGGAGCATTCACCTTTAGTTTTACAAAATCTCAAGATTTCTCTATAGTATTTATCTCCACCAACTTCTTCAACTTGCTCTTGAAGTGCTTTGTTTGAACCATAATATTTTTTCCAATCAGATTCTTTGGTGACATACTTGGTTTTAGTTCCACCTGTCTTGGTCTTTACCTTAGTTTTCCTGCGATTCCAGAGCAGTTTTTTACCAATGTACTTCTGATTAGTATCCAAGTTTTGTATCCTGTATACGAACCCTACAAACTCCTCCGGTGCCGTTTCAGGGTCATATGGTGCAAACTGATAGTACCACCCTGTATAATGATCTGACATAAAAAAATCCCCAGTCAATTCAACTGGGGATACTTATATTAGTCACAAAGACATCCTGCGTCATATTCTGAAATCTCATCATCCGTAAGTTCAGAACCACAATACGGGCAATGATTAGGTGGTTCATCATAGACTAGATGAACCACACTTTCTACTTCACAGGCATCACAGATAATTCGGTATTTCATCTTTCTTCTACCTTTGCAGCAAGAATAGCATCTGCCCATCTTTCATTATAGGACATAGCATTTTCAAAGGCAAACTCTCTTCCTCTAATACGAGACAAGAACTGCCCAGCAACTTTACCCATTTTACTATTACCTACAACTTCTTTATTGTTCTTGGATGGAAAGGCATCTTCTCTATTAGAAGTTCCGATTAGATAAGCTCCTTTACCACCTTTAGGAACAATAAGCACAGAGTCTTGGTCATACTTTGCACCAAGCATTTTCAAATCTTTTTCAAGATTGCCTGTATCCTTTAGGTCAACTACAAAGAATGATGGTTCTGTAACTTCTTTAGCATTAACAGTTCCATATTGTTCAATATAGTTCCCGTCAACAGAAGTTACGCCATAACCTTTGTTCCTCAAATAACCTTTAAGTTCTCGGTTGTTCTTTTTGTTTTCTTGTTTAGACCTATCGTCACGAAATGTAGTGATAGCACCCGTAGTATGATCTTGGGTGTGTCTCCAAATTCTAGATAGACTGGATTCATTCATATCCATAGGGGTTTCCTTTCTACTTAAAAATCAATCTCACAGGCACCACCTGCACATGCCGCAGCACCAAGAGTATCAACATCAGTAAACTTCTTTTCCGACAGTTCAGAAATCCATTCTACCTGCGTGTAAGACCTTTGAATCTTTTCCCACTTGTGAATAAGATATGCATCTTTCAAACAGTATTCGGTTTTCTTCAAGTCACCTTCAAGGTATTTATGTGCGAATGCAGTAAACCTACGCACCCAATCTTTCTTCAGTGTGTTCTTAGAGTTTTCTGCTGAAATATCTTCACCATATCCCTGTGCAGTCATACAGGCCATCCAAAGGTCATTGAATGCTTGCAGACCATCTACTACAAGACCAGATGCTAATACAGAAGCCACTCCATATTTTTTAACCATTTTTTCAGCGTTGATGACTTCAGTATTTGGCGCCTGATTAAAATCCTTATCACCAGAAGTAGACAAGAAAGAAATACCAGCAAAGTTATTCCTATTGCGATAAACATATCGTGCAACATCATCCCAATCCTCTACTAGAATAGTATTAGAAACGTTATGTGAAACTGTAGGGTCAGCACAAAGTTCTTTGTTCTTACCAGCATTTACCCAGTGCTTTTGTGCTTTGGCTACCAAGTCAAGGTGATCTGTGCCAATCAACTTATCTTTGAGAATAGAACCTTTCTTTGGTGTAATAGGGAACGAAACAACAAAGTCTGTACCACTAGCAGACCATACAGAATCTTCTACCATGTGCGGGTTAGTTTTAGCAATGAGTTGTGCAACTTCAGAATCTTTGTTTAATTGAATATTGCGAATATATCTCTCAGCGTGTTCAGCATGGATTCCACTTGCTGTTCCCAATAGGACAGAAGCATTCCCACTAGGCTTAACGCAAGTAGTCCTAGCAGCAGCATTAATACCGAGAAGACTAGCAACTCTAGCATTAGTCTCTTTAACAATCTTGGCACCTTTTTCCAGAATCTTTTCATCGAACAAAATCTCCGGGTTATTCATCCATCCTGTGATAGACACACCAAGCAGTGCTTCACGGTCAAAGATTTGCTTTGTAGTATCAGGAAGGAATTTGAAGTCTGTGTATCCTGCTTGTAGTGTACCAAGAATAGCAGCAGCCTCACAAGCCTTGTAGAACGACTCTTCATCTACACAAAGACCACCGTTAATCTCAGTTAGATTACATCCCTGCCAGCCGGACTGACCATCAATCTGCGGGAACATACCAATCTCTACACATGGGTTAGTGGTGTGTTCAGTAGATTCTACAAATACAAATCCGGGTTCACCAAACTGCTTAATACTTTCCATAATTTTCATAAAGTCTTCTTCTTTAGTTTCTTTACGAACAATCACAGCAGAGTTATTAGAACGAGCCCGTTGCGGATTATCTGTGAACCAGTTGCCTGTCTTAGCATTCATCATTTCTGTATCATCAGGTGAGAACAGACAGATAGTAGCAGAACGTCTTACACCACCTGACAGAACCGCATCAGCACAATGCATAGCAATGTCATAGACGTGGATAGGGCGCAGTTGTACAGGTTCTTTTGAATTCATTACAAGACCTTGAATAAGATATTCAATACGGTCCAATGCTTGACGCAGACCATCAGGACCGGGTGCTTTAAACCCACCAGAAATCTTTGCACCTTTTGGTCTAATGTTTGTCATGTCAAAGAATACACGACGACCTTCAAACTCAGGATGCACACCACCACCTACAAAGTAAGATGACATAAGAACGTCAAGTGCAGAAGCCCAACCTTCAATAGAGTCTTCTACAACATAACCTTTTGCTTGCTTTTTTCGTTCTTGTACAGCAGGAAGTTTATCCACATGATGATTCTGCACAGAGAAACCTGCGCCTGCACCACATAGCAGAATATAAAAATACTCACCAAAGAAAGAAGCACGATCTACATAGGAAGAGGTGCAGTTATACATTTTCATCTGGTGCTTCAGTAGTTGTTCACCACCAAACTGTAAAGCACGCTGCGCACCAAGAACACGTTTCTCTTTATAAGAGTTAGATGCTTTTGTCATTTCATTTACAAGTTCAGTGGACATTCTATCTTTATAATAGTCTTTATGCATAGACATTACACGGTCAACAGATTCATCCCAACTTTCATACCTGTTTTCATCATCAATATATCTGGAATATGCTTCATAGAATTTTGTTTGAGACAAAAAGTCTCTCATGTCTAGACTATTGGTCATAGAACGCACCTCTTAATTTGTATGGATTTTTAAAAATAGTAATATACTTATACTATCTTAATTCTTGCACATTGTCAAGTTATTTTAGTTTTTCAACTGCCCTTGAGCCAAACCAAAATGAGATAATTGCAG